CTGATATTGCCATATTAGTCTCTTTCCAATAATGTTTTTAACATACTCTTAATTTCATGCATCTCACATTTAAGATTATTTATCTCCCTTGATGCACCTCTTATTTCATCTCTTTGTTTTTGAGCTTCTTCTGCTCTTCGTTTTGCGAGATTATATGCAGTTTTATCTTTATTTATAATTGCATGACTGTTAGTATCTCTAACTAAACCATTATACCCTTGTACTTTTATATAGTCACTCATCTTATGTTGCCAACGCTATAACTCGTAAATCTTTGAGTAGTGGTGGATTAGCTGCATCTGTGCCTTGCATCACTATCTTGATTTGAAATTGTGAAAACTCTGGTAGTGGTTCTCCTATACCATCATCTGTAACACCAGCGGTGAACACATATTCTTGAAAATCTTCATCTGATAGAGAATTTCTCACAGTAGAGTCTGTAGTTCCTGTTGTGTTAAAGAATGAAAACCCCTTTTCATCAAAGTCTACTGACTCATCAGAACCTAGAGTTTTGTGTAAAACTTTAATTTCAGACGTTGATTTCTTTGCGGCTGCAAAGAACACCTTGAGTGATGTCGCTGGGTTTTCAAGTGCAATACCTCTAGTTAAGTATACTGCAACATTGTTATCACCATCTGGTTCAGTTGATGCATTGAAGTCTGTAGTTGGATATACATCAGATGAACTGTCAATATTATTAATTCTATTTGCAATCAAGTTGACTGACGCTCTATCCAAGTCGATTACTGGAGATAGATTTGCATTAGTTGTTGATAATTTTAAGTCTATGAAGAAAGACTTAGAACCAGATAATTCGTTTGTTTCATTGACTTGTGATGCGACTAATCTAGTTGTTTCAAAATCAAAGTTCTCCCCAAGAGGGAACGCTTGTGCATTTCCAGATGTTTCTGTTGTAAAAGATGTTTCTGTACCACTTGGACTTGTACCAGATGTTGTTCTTACAGTTGACTCAATCGAGGTATCTATTAGTTCTAATGTAGAGATAGCACTTTGCATTAGTTCAAATCTATAGTTCGCACTTGCAAATACAGAAGTTCCACCCACCTGTACATCACCAGATGTACCAGTCACAGATGGTGTACTTGTTATCGAAAGTGTGTATGAGTCAATACCTATATCTGCAATTGCAGTATGAGTTTTGTTTATCTCTGTTAAAGGAACACCATTTATTTGATATAGTTCTATAGTATCACCAACTGCGTGTGCGGCTGCATCTGAAGAACCAATACCTCTGGTTAAACTTGAAAGTGTAGTTCCAGATATTGTACCAGACATTATCTCATTATTGACCTTTACTGTTACAGTTCCAGAACTTGGAAAGTTTGTTGCAGACGTAATGACTAAACTTGTTGATGAGACAGTAATTGCAGTTGTAGCGACTGTTGTTGATACACCAGAAGATACACCAGTTATAACTACGTTGTTACTGGTACTATACATTCCATGATTTCTATGATTTACTTTTACTTTAGTAGTTCCGTTAGTAATTATTATTGGATTTGCAAGAAGTTTTTCTGCATAGACAGGAGTAGAAGAACCCTCTTCAATAGTTCTCGCTTCTAAGATATTATCGTTAGTCATAGATATCGTTGCACCACCTGTATTAAATACAGCTTTTCGTAGTGTAAACTTCATGTCTTGAGATTGCACTGCATCCCATGTTCTATTATTCTGAGATTTAAATAAAGTTCCAAGATGTGGTTGTGCAGATATAACTCTCTTAGTTCCACCTACGTCTTGTTCACCCATTTGTGATATCCATACTTTGTATTCTAAACTATTAGACATCACAACAAAACAATACTCAGTACCCTTTTGTAAAAAGATTGGAGAGTCAAAGGTAAAAGTTGTTGCAACATTTCCTGTGTCTGAGTTAATGTTGACATCTGCTGGTTCTAAAACTTTTCTACCAAAAGGTATCAGTTTAGGGCCAGGGTATCCATTTACAACATTTCTCACTTCAACCCAAACAGGTAAAATATTATCTTTCTGTGAAAAGAATAAATCTAAACTCGTTAGAAAACAACCACCTGTTTCTATCACAAGAAATGTTTGTGCGAGTGGATCAAAAGATGTAATATCTGGCGGTTCACTATTTGCACCACCACCATCTCTATCATCATCTGCAAATCCTATAACTCTAGATGCAACAGTAGATGTATCAGTAACACTTGTTGATTGATTAACACTCATCTGTACAACCTCTGCGTTTCTAGTTGCAATAATTGTTTCCTGTACAGTTTCACGAATACCAGATGATATGTAAGTTGTTTGTCCAGCAGAAAGTGGAGAAGGAATTTTTAAGTTTGTTGAACTTGATGATAATCTAAATTCTAATTCACCACTCTTAAAACTTGGTTGTGACTCTTGACCTTGAAATCTATACTCTGGTATTCTAAATGAGAATGAAGCTTTACCAGACCCATTCGTAATTAATGGACTTCCCTCAACTGGTGATGTAACATTAGAAAACTCTTCAGCAGATGGTGTAACAAATGTACTCATGTCTTTACCATCAAAGAACGCATACAATCTTATGCCTGGTCTGAAACATTCTCCTGTAACAGTTAGAGTTCTTGGTCTTACGAAAGGTATGATGGCTCTTGATATAACTCTGTTACCTAGTGACTCTTCCTCTATATTCTCTACAACTTGTGTGTTAACACCTGTTCTTGTCAAATCTGTTCTAGTGGTTTCTATTGTTCTTTCAACAATAGTTTCTCTCATTCCAAAACCCCTACCTGTTTCAGTAGTTCTTGAAACAACTCCACTCCATTGTGTCTGCCATGCGTTCCATACAGTTCCCATAACACCTCGATTTCTTAGTCCTGCTTGAATAGTGTTAAAGTTACCCTCAACATTGATAATCAACGCTGGAACTTCCTCTGTTTCAAACCACTCATCACCACTTGGTTCTAGAGTTATCTTACCAACCCACTCATGTATAAGATATGTTTGAACATTCTCAACTCTTGTTGCATATGGTTGTGTGATAAATGCACTTGATGTATATGGTAGTGTTAGTAGGTCACCTGTCTTTTGATAACCAGAAGTTGTTCTTGCAGTATCAGAAGTTGCAACCTCAGTAAGTGCAACATTTCTCATGACACACTTAGGTCTTAGTAAGTTCTGTTCCATATCAATCGCAACTTGATAATCTTTGTGTAGAACATCACCTACTCTGTGTCCACCAAAGTTATCAACAATAAATCCAGATTTAAATCTATTCAATCCATTTGCATCTTGTATTTCAAAAGACTCTGCATCTCTTTCTAATAAAGACAATGCAGTTACGGCTTCTATATTTTCAATTCTATTTTTTAGTCTACCAATATCTCTCATGGTAAACCTTTGTGTTTTTTCTCTTCTTACTCTAACATCAGTTGGTTTGAATGTAAATGCAGGCAAGTCAATTGTCGCAAGTTTCATTCCGTTGTCTATATCTTTTGGTAGTCGTGGAAACTCTGCTGATGCACCCTCTAGTATTTTAAACTCACCTGTAGTTGTTAGGAATATAGTTGCAATTTTACCAAGAAAAAATTCAAAGTCGTGGTTGGAAGAACTATCTGGTTTCGGTGTGTTAACTACAACCGAACCTGTTCCACTAAAAGACCTTGAGGTAAAGTCAAATGAATTACCTGTAATGGTATCCGTTGCAGTAACAGTTGTTGATGCACCTGTAACATCTGCGACTGTTGGTCTAAAGTCTAAACAATCTCGTAAGTCAAAATTACCAGTTGGTTCTGGGTCATCTGGGTCAATTCTTGCGGCTGTGTATGTTGGTATATCATCATAGTTCATCTGACCAGCAACTGGACTATAGGAGTCTACTGAGAAGAACTCACCAGAACCATGTGAGAAAAAGTCAAACACTACAAGTAATCTACCACTTGGTGACACCACGCCTGGTTTTCTAACTATTCTACCTATGTCGTAAATATTATCTCTCTGTCCTGTGTCAAGTTCAAAGTTCTGTGTAACTATCTTACTACCAGCAGTTTTAGTTCCTACAGTTGCAGTCGCACCAGACGACTCTCCTGTTATTGTTTCTCCAACTGCAAAATCAGTCACACCAAATGTTCCGTTCAGCGTATATGTCATTGGAGTTGTTGTGGTTAGAACTCTACCTTTTGCATTTGTTGTACCACCTGTAATTTTCTCACCTCTGGTAAACGTACCAACTATACTTGATATTTCCATAGTGGGTGCAGTTGCATCTGCACTTGTATCTTCTGAGTCATATACTGCTTGTAATCTATAAACGTCTGCACGACCTAGTGATATTTCTTTATCACTCGCTCTTACACCATACGCACCATCATCATCACTTGCAAGAACTTTTACTTGTTTCAATAAATTAGTAGTTTTAATTCTTGCAGTCACAGATGTCTTGGTAACAGTTCCTATGAACTTAACTTTTGCAGATGCTCCCAGAACAGTCGCATCAGTTATGGTGACTGTATTACTACCAGTTCCAGATATATTACCTGTCATATCAACATGGTCACCTTGAGCTCCTGTACCACCACCAGCCGTTAAGATTGATATTGAGTAATCTAGGTTTGAAAAACTAGCGAATGTTTCATTTGTTCCAGCAGAAAATGAAACAGCACCAGATGCGTTTGTAGTACCTACGAACTGTCTTCTAATAACTATTTGTGAGTCACTTGCACCAGCGTTGTCATCTGTTAATAGAGTTTTTATCACTCTCTTAGGTAATCTAAATATCGCAGTATTTTTTTCTGGTTGTTGTAAAGTTGCAGACCTCACTGTTTCCAATTCAACTCTGTCAAAGTCAGCACCATCTTCACCCAGAACAAAGTCACCATCACCATCTTCTTGTCTTACAAAAGATAATTGACCTCTTTTATTTTCTGATAAATCAGCAGTAAAATCTTGACCACCATCATCATCATCCATAAAGACTGCCTTTGCATCTTCAAACTTAAATGATCTTGTTTCAGATACAGTTAAATCAGCGTTTGAGGCATCCTCTATAAGTTGACCTGTTTCTGCACTATCAGATGCAAGTATCTTTTCACCTGCTGAGAATGTCCCTCTAACATTCACAAGGTTTATTACAGATGCAGCTCTAAGTCCATCATCACTAGTTTCTGTACTGAAAACAAATCCAACTGCTTTAGATGTTGCACCCTCTAGTCTTACACCACCACTTGTGTGTGTTGCAGTTAGTAGGGGACTTGGTGTATCACTTAGTGTCAGTCTTGTAAACATTTGAACATCAAACAAGAACAGTTTATGTTCTGCGGCTGTATCTCCAGCGACACCTTGAAAAAACTCAAACGCTCTTGGTCTTGCAACACCTATATTTTTACCCATTCCAGTTGTAGCACCTCTGGTTGATGTTGGTAATTCAAATAGTTGTAATTGTTTGTATGGTGTTGTTTCACCAGATATGTCACCAATGTCAGGCATACCATATGCATTTGTTACTCTAACAAAGTTACCTACTTCTAGATTAGTAACACCAGCATTTATAGTTCTTACATCTCTCGCTTTTTCTAAATCTTTAAATGTTATCGCAGTCTTTTCTATTTCAAATCCACGAACATACGCTTTTCCAGGCGTTACTGCGATTGCGAGTTTACTCTCTCCAGCAGTTCCACCATCATCAGTAGTTGCACCACTAGAATATACACCACCAAACTCTTTTGTTTTTACAGAATTATCAATACTTTCTCTAACATCAAACTGAAATGGTCTAGTTGTGTAATCACCAGACTCATCAAAAGTTCTTCTTGCAAAAGTTTCACCTATCTGAGAATACTTTGTAACGTCAACTCTGTTCTCTGTAAGTTGACCTCTTTTTACTGTAACTAATTCTACAAAGTCTGTATCATCTGTTGAACCAGAATCTTTCTTTGCAAGTGTAAGATTAATTTTTAATCTATGAGCACCTTTAGCTGCAAAGTTTGTTGTTCCTGTTGCATTATCCGTAAGACTTGAATCTATTTCTGGTGTAATAAGTTCTTCTAAAACTGTGAAACCTACACGATTACTTTCTGTGGTTGAACTTGAACTTAATAATAAAGTTTGTTCTGCACATCTTACAAACTGTCCACGAATGAAATAAACACCCTCCTCTACTTTTACAGAAGAACCTAATTGGGCTGCACTTGAAGAGTGTGTAGTTGCAGATGCTACCTCAGTGGCATATGATGAGGTGTGTGTAATTGAAACATCTGCTGTTATATTTTCACCATCTGCAAAGGACTCTGTTGCATTATCTGTACCAGAGTTTATGTATCTAAGTATCAATAATGGTTGTGTCGTTGCAGTTGCATCTTGATACCCAATAACGTATGCTTTCATACCACTTGTTGCACCTGTGATAGTCACAGGAGTCGTTGCATTATAATACTGACTTGGTGTAATTGTTTCTCCAGCGAATGTGGTTGCAAGTTGCACATTAGTTACTGCTTTTGAATAAGTAACTTGGCCTGGGATAACGACAGTTCCCTCTTGGAACATATGTCTACCAAACCTTTCGATTTGGTTTTGCATGATTGACTGAAGTTGTGTTAGTTCTCTCGCTTGTATTGCAAAGCCAGGACGAAAGAGAACACGATGAAAATTATCATCTTTGTCATAATCGTCATAATAAGGTGCAATGTTTAGGTCTGTAATTTGTGGCATACTAGAACTCTATGATAAGTTTGATGTCTTCCGTTTGGTCTGACGCTCTTGAGATTGGTTTTCTATTTTCCAGATAGATTATAGTACCACTATCTGGTTGTAACTCTGGATTTGCATAACCAGTTGTCAATGATATTGTATTGTTATTTGCGAGTGTGACTGTTTCAGTTACACTTGATGGTGTTAGTGTTGCACTTGATGTTCCACCTGTGATTGTGTTTGTTCCACTAAACGCAACGTATCCACCATTTGTAGAACTTGTACCAAAGTCTGCAAATCTTTCTTGTTGATAGTAAAGTAAGTTTCTACTTGAGTCAAACTCAACCACCTTTCCTACTGCACCAGTCGATGATTGTGTTATCTGTTCGTCTGCTGAGAATGTACCAGAAACACTTGAACCTTTTAAAACAAAAGTTTGTCGTGCAGTTGAGCTACTTGCGACTGTTGATGTTCCAAAAGTAGTTGGGTCTACAACAAGACCAACCTGTCTAAAATCGTTTGCAGTTGTAAAGTCATCACCCTCTGCTTGTGTTAGTGTTGTAGATGTCATCACAAAATGTCCACCTAGTTCTGCAACTGCATCATTACCATGTCCCTCTTTAGGACTGATAACGACTGATACTGCACCACCACTTCCACTTCCCATAGAAGATGCACTCGATAAGTCTGAGTCAGAGAATGTAAAACTAGAACCTAAGTTTACTGTTCCAAATGTGTAACTAGTTCCAGCGGCATGAATTGTTGTGTCTGAACCAGCAGTCAATCCAAAAGATTGTATTCCACCACCTGATACTGTAATCCTTACAATCGCACCAGATGATGTTCCTTGACTTGTTCCATCTCCGAACACGGCTGCGTAGTAAGTTCCGTCTGAGTATCCAGAACCAGCAGTAATTATTAGTGACTCAATAGCACCATCAGTTGCGGCCGCACTTACAGTTGAGTCAGTAGATATTGGCATGAAGTCCGTTGTTAAGAACTTAGCGGCATCAGATGAGGATATAGAGTACATATACTTGAGAACATATCCACCTAATGCAAATGGTGATGTGGACTCAGAGGTTGGTTCAGAACCAGAGTATGAAGTTCCACCATTGTTGTCTAAAACTTTGTATACTCTGTTCGCAGACGTTAGGAAATAAAATGTTGAGTCATATAGATTAGATGAACCAGAAGTTGTTGTATTGTCTGAACTAATGTTGTGTTCATACATATCGTAGGTCGTTCCGTTTGCAAAGTTTCTTCTTACAACTGCTCTTGTAATGTCAGATGAAGATATATTCTTTGCACCCAACATTGAGTCCCAAGAGTAATACTCTGTTTGTCCTACTGAGTCTGCTGGTGTGGGTGGTGAACTATCACTACCCCCAGATGTAGCAGATGAAAAGGGACTTGACTTTCCCAGAAATAAGTAGTATACACTTGCAGATGCTTCAGTAAATGATTCGACAAATTGTGAGGCATTGTGCAGTCTAAACTTTTCAGTGATTATTGCGGCCATATTCTAATCCTTTGTTTTATTTATACGTTTATTTATGGTATTATTCCTGTTGCACCTTCTAAACTTATATTATCACCAGCATCAGCGGTGGTGTCTAATACAAGAAATGCAATCTCCCCAACATTATCTAATGTTCCATCTTCAAGAACTACTTCTCCAGTATCCCTCACATTAATTACAGAACCACGAACAAATGGTTGATTACCAATTCTTACTTTTGTACTTGTTGAACTATTTAGTCTTAGATTTTCAAATGGTATTTGACCCCCATCTAGTTTTATTTCAAAACTTTCTGCAACTACTCTTCCACCAGCGAATACTGTTGTTTCATATTGTAGGAAACCACCTTCATCTGTGTTATCTTCAAGTGCGATATAGTCGTCAAAACTATTTGTAGACGCTGTTTCTGTTAATAGACTTCCAGACTCCTCTAGAATGAAGTTTACTCTGGTATCCTCTTCTGCGGCTAAGAAACAATTTTCATCAGTTCCATCTTCATCAGATCCATCAAGTAGTAGTCTACCAAAGTCTTCTAGTAGTAATCCAATCTCTTCAGTTGCGTTTGCGTTGTTCTGGTCATTTGGTGGATCACTCAGTAATATCTTAGATGATCTCAGTATATCCTCAAACTTGAGTTCACTAATATCACTTAGACTTGGTAACACATTATCAAAATCTTCTAGAACTATTCTATCACCATCGTTAAGAGTGAACGTAGAGTCAAAAGTGCTTGGTGGGAACTGTCCATCTTCTGCGAGTAAGATACCACCTGTTTCAAGTTCTATTCTGTCTAGTTCACCTGTGGTTGTGAACCCTTGATCTTCATTTAGTGTTCTGTTACCATCTTCCATCAAGATGTTACTACCTGTTTCTAATATAACGTGGTCTAAATCTTCATCACCCTCTAATAGTAATGGTTTGTTGAAAGGTAGTGGGTTTGTTCCATCCATGACTACCACACCAAATTCAAACTTACCAACCTCACCATTTTCTAACTGTATACCAGCAGGGTCAGAACCAAAAGGTCTTTCTGCAAGTTGTATCAATAGATTGTTAACAACTCTTTGTTGTGGTCTAGTTGCAATTTTTACTTCTGTGGGTTGTAGAACTGCGAGTTCAAAGTTACCACTTGCAACAAGTGGAGCACTCTCTGACATCAATCTACCATTGTCAATACCATCATCACTAACTAACACATTATCACCAGTAGTTACAAACGCATCTTCAAGTAGAACTGTTTCAGAACCAGGCTGTTCTAAAAATTCATCTGATCCAACAACAATGTTTGTTACAGGTTGTGTATTAAATCCTGCTAGTTCAACAAAATCAGTAAAGACTAAGGCACCGAATGTAGTATTAGTTCCGTCTGTATCACCAAGAATAACAGGAGTAGAGAAAGTTGCATCTGAAAGTGCGACAGGAGGTGTCTCCAACAATAAACTATCAAGTTCACCAAATATAACACCAGACTCTAAATCTATCTTACTATGTTCGTCTGCAAATCCAGCGGCAGATGAGTCAAGAATTACATACGCAATATCATAACCATATCCACTTGGTTGTAAACTATCTTCCAGTAGTATAGAGAAGTCTACATTAGTTGTAGTTGTTGATGTCGTAGACTTACCATCAAGTATAATTTTATCTCCAGGCAAAAGACCATTCTCAAGAAGTATCTGGTCATCTGTATCACCAACATTATAAGTTGGAGCTTCCATTCTTCTTTCAATTTCAACTTGGAAGATGTTAATAAGAGTAGATGCAAGTTCTGGTGTAAATGTATCATCACCTGTGTAATCTGGAATATCAATCGCAGTAGTCTTGAGTGCAACCGATACTTGACTTGCGATAGATACTTTTCCAAATGGTCTGAACCCTGCTGGGTGAACTGCCTTTTGTAATTGTTTTAGATAATTACCTAAAGATACACCAACCTGTACTTCGTATGAGTAGTCTTGGTAATAGTAGGAGTCTTGAATACGATTTAAATCTTCACCAAGTAAACTCTGAATGTCTATATACGAACCCTCATTTGTTTGTGTAATCGCAACCGAACTTGTTATCGTTCCGATATTCGCCTTCATGATTGTTGCACTTGCACCACTTGAGTCTGTAATTGTTACATTCTTATTACTGAAGTCAATCGCTTCTTCATTGATAATATTGTCACCAGCATCAGTTGATGATGAGTCAGTTCCGTCCAATAGAATATCACCACTACCAGTTTCATCTTCGAACAACACTTTATCGTTTGCATCATCATCACCATCTGTGCTGTTAAGTATTAAACTATCACCAGCATTTTCAGTTGCGAGTTGTTGACCATCATTCGTTCCGCTGGAGTCTGTTCCGTCAAGTAATAGTTTTGCAACTGTGCTATCCTCTTGAAATCTGTCGATAAGTAACTTACCACCATCATCTTGAACAAAGAAACCACCAACTGTTTCAGATGTTTGTCCAGCAAACTCTGTATCATTAATTCTATCAAGTGTTGACATTTCAAGAAGTATCGCTCCACCAAAGTTATCCTCTATACCAGTTGTTTCTACTGTATCGTCACCCTCCTTGAGTAAGACAGAAGTTGCACCATCATTTGAACCATCTTCTAATAGTATACTTGCGTTCTGGTCATGTGCATCTGTAGCACTTAAATCTAAATTAATCTGTGCTGGTCTAGTTGAAACTAAACCCTCTTCTCTTAGGAAACCATTACCTAAAGAGTCTTCTAGTTGTAATCCAAAGATTGTAGTTGCACTACCATTAAGTACAATATTATCACCCCTATCTCTTACAAAAGTTTGCACTTCTTTTGATCGAATAAGTCCACCCATACCAGAATGATTAACACAATAGTAGTATAAATCTGGAGCGTCTGTTGCAACAGTTATTTGTAGAAATGCACCTGTAGTTCCTGCTTCTATGTAAGCCGCAGATTTTGTTACACCTGTGGTATACTCAGAACCACTACCATGTGTTCCATCTGATGTGGTTGATAATCTAAGGATATGATTATTACCAGATGTCGCATTGTATAGTGAACTATCAGACAAATCAAAATAGTATGTGTTACTTTGTACAAATGATAATGTCGGTTGGTTTACACCATTTATCTGATAGATGTTTGCAGTATCATCTGCATTTCTGACAACCTTTACTTTTAGTACAATATAGTCTGGGTCTGGAGTGACAACCTCTGTTCCCTCAAGCACAATTGAGTCACCCTCATCTGGTTCAAAGTCTTGTGTATCCTCAAGCAAGAAACCCTCTGCAATGTCCTCATCTTTTAATGTGTATTCTTCTAGTTGTATACCCTCTTGAAATGTACTTGATGATTCTTGTTCAACTCTAACCACGTTCTCAAAGGTGGTATCAAGAACACCAGTAGAACTATCAAACCCCTTGACTGTTCCAGTATGTGTTGTTAGTGTGTTACCATTTGTAAAAGTCCCTGTTACATCTTTTACAACAAAGTGAGCTCTTGGTGTCATCTCTGGTGCGTTAGACTCAGAGTATGCAAAACCAGCGTCTTGTATTTTTACCTCATCAATAGCACCAATGTTATCTGTTACTGCAACTATTTTTGCATCTGCACCAGTTGTTGTGGTAAGAGAAAGAGTTGGTATATCAGTATACGCACCCCCACCATCTGATATGTGTAGTTTTTGTATAGACCCACTTTCAGCAGTATCACCGATATCTTCGAAAGTTCCAAACTCCAACACTATTTGGTCTGTCGGTGTTCTGTGTGCATCTTCCTGTTCAAGATCTAAACTTGACTCCGTTAGAATATTATGTCCAGCGTTTGCAGAAGCACCATCTGTTCCATTTAAGATAAGTGCATCATCACTTTTACCCACACAATCAACTCTTGCATTATTTGGTGGTGCATCTCTAAATGTAAGAGTTGTACCTACAAGAGTAAAATTAGAAAGTCCATCTTTTCTGGTTGCATCTTGTTTTACATTGTTTAGAAAAACAGTTATTGTATCTGTACTCGCACTCAGATTTGTTAGAGTAAATGCTGTGGTTGTTCCATCACCTTTGAATTTATCTGTGGTTATCTGTTCAAGTATTATATTGAAAGGTTCTAGGTGTGTGTTTGTTCCAGACTCTAATATGATTGCATCGTCTGTCAAACTTGAGTCGTCTAGTGTTCCAGTTTCTAACTGAACACCACCACCAACCATACTGACAAAACCCACAGCAGACTCTATATTTGTATCTGCACTCACAGGAGTGAAAGTTATAGCATCTCCTACCTCATAGTTTGTACCAACATTATCAATCTCAACTCCACTTACTGAACCTCTCTTGATACCACCAACTCTTACTACTGCACTTCCATTTCCTATAGATTCTACATCTATTAATTCTTGTGCATCATGTAATATACCAGCGTTCGTTACAGTTCCAGATGATACGATAGGTCTTACTGTAAATCCAACCACTACGTCTTTAGTTGTTGAGGTCGCAGTAAATCTTTCACCATCAGTAAACGAACCTACTTGGTTTGCGAGTTGTAATTCTGATATTGGAACACCAACTTGTTGGAACTCCACACTTGATTCTATAACGGCAGTTGCACCAGATGACACACCTGTAATTACTTGTCCTATTATTTCACTACCGACAACACCAGAGTCAGGTGAGGCTCTAAGAATTGTTTTCTGTCTGAAGTCACCATGTGAGGGTTTCATTATAAATTCATTAGGAAGAAGAACAGTTGCCTCCTCACCTAAGAATAGTCTACTGAATAGTTTAGTCGCTTCTGTAGTACCTTTAGCGGCATATAAATCTTTTATGTTTTTGATTAAGTTTCTTTTTGATACACCAGTTGCGAGAGAATTTGGTATCCCTGCCATGAATGACAATCTAAGTTTTTCAAGAAAATCGTAGATGGTTGTATCTGTATTACCATACTCAAGAAGTTGTTGTATGTTCTGTACAGGGTTTGCACGATATTCATCTACAGTTGCAGTAGAACCAGATGTAGAACCTGTTATAGTTTCACCTGTAATAAACAATTGTTGTGATGTTGTGTAAAGAAATTTATTTCTAGAGTCTTCAACGAGAACAGTTGCAGTCGCATTAGATGTTGCCCCTGTAATCGTTTCTCCACTTACAAACTGACCATCTGAACCTGTACCAGACTCAGTAACAGTTCGTTCCTCATCTTCTTGTAAGATATAATTTGTAGTTACTGTTTCTTGTTTAACATAGTCTACTGTCGCAGTTATAGTAAGTCGTCCTGCTTCTAAAAATTTATAATAATCTTTTAAAAATTTTAAGAATAAAGAATGATCTGTCTGTACAAAATCTGGCGCCTGTCCAGATATAAGTGAAGATACCTTAGTGGTAAGCTTGATGTCATTCTTACTCATTGTTCACTCTTAGTAACCAGATGTTTCTGGTGTTGTTGACGCTGTTGTTGATACAGTAGTTGTACTTGTTGTTGCAGTTGTTGTAACAGTATAACCTTTTCCAGTTGTTGCAGTTGCATCAACTGTACCAGACACAGTTGTGTTTGTTAAGTCTAGTTCTAATAACTGGTTTCTAACAGGTACGATATCGTTTGAGTTTGGTAAAACTGTAACTCTAAATTTCGTAGACGTAGAACCATCAACATTAGAAACACTTGTTATTTTTATTGGGTTTAATTTTATTTCACCATTTGTATAATCAATAGTTCCAGCGGTAACATCATAATATGTTCTAACCCCAGCAACAAGATAATAAATTCTTATGTTACCACTACCATCATCATCAAGAAAATACTCTAGAGTTCCTGCTTCTATAGAGAAACCTGTAGATGCAGTAATACCACCAGCCGCAGAGTTGTGTCCATCATGTGGATGAAAGAACGCATTATCAAAACTTAGTGTGTATGCAGTTGCCTCTGAGGTCACAGGTGTAATAAACTTTCCAAGTGTAACTGTTGTTACGTTACTTAATATAGAATTATCTGTATCATCAATTACACCTGTAAGTTGTGAATGTCTAAATGGTTTGTTGAAGTCTTGCAAGTTATTACTATTATAGTTTGATATGGTTGTACTTATTTCAGTTTCTAAATCATTCACAGTTTTTGTTGTTGTATTTGAGTCATACTGAAATGTAACTCCAAGTATAATAAAAGTTGTCTCTGCGTTAACAATAACTGGAGTAACAGATGCAACTTTGTACTTTCCTAAGTCCGTAACTAATTGACTCTTCTCTGTATCGGTAAGATTTTGTCCTGTGGTGTTTCTAATTGATATAAAAACTTTACCATACTCTGGAACTGAAGTGATACCTGTTGCTGGGTCAAACCCACCATCTTCTCCACCCCATACGGATACTGCTTGTGTGTTTGGAAATAATTTTTTTGTGTATGTTATATAATCATCTGAAGTTACTGCACGACCTTGTGATGCGTAGTCAAGTGGTGCCTGTAATTTTATAGATGCAAGACTTTCTGGTTCTGAACCACCACTTGCATTGTTTACTGTTGTCACTGTTATTGTACTAACACCATCTATTGATGAGGGTGCAGTAAAAGAAGATGCACCATTAGCTGCAGTTTTATTTGTAACAACATATTGGAGTATAACTATGTTACCATCAGATAGTGACTTACTAATATTACCATCTCCAAAATATATTTCTTGTCTACCATTCTCAACCTCTTGTAGATAGTAAACAGAACTTGAAGATGTTAGTTGTGATATGTCTGTTGCTTTTGTATAGGTTGTGGTAGTTGAATCAGATGCAGAGTTTTGAACTTTAACTGTTAGAGTTGTTGTGTCTGAACGACTGTCTGGTAATAAGAACCTTTGTTCTACACTAGATGTATCAGCAAGATACTTTGTTGTTATATAAGTTCCCTCATATATTTTTACGTTGGTAAAAGTTACTGCACCACCAGAACCAGTTTGAGTTATCGCCTCAGAAGTAACAAACTGGAAACTTACATCATCAACTGTCGTAGAGAATGCAGTTCCAGCGGGCATGGTCTTAGATGAACTTGTGGTTGTCAATGCGACATTGACAGTTGCGATAGGGGCTCTTGCAGATTGTATTTCATATCCTAGAGTCTTTGCGTGTGATACAACACTTGACCTAAGTGATGCACTATCAAGTAACATTTCGTTTGCGAGCATATTCGCATTAAACCCAAGATAGTGAGTATTATATGCAAGTATATCTAACATGATATTCATACCAGAACCCTCAAAGTCATAATCCTTAAACTCTGATTGTCCTTTTAGAAATACTTTTAAATTATCCTTTACGTCATCAAAGTCAAATTCTGTAATACTTAATCTTCTATCGTTTACTGCCATTATCGTAATCTTTCTAACATGACTGACATATCTACTAATTCAGTCGGAGTATTAACAACATAAAATTCTACTGATACCTCATATGCATTACGATCTAAGTCTGGTAAAGCACGAACTGAAACCAGACGGGCTCTAGGTTCAAAATTTTCAATTACGTCCTCAATCTTTCTTGCAATAGTTACTGCTGTGATTGGCGACATTGGTTCAAACAACATTTCTCTTACACCACCAGCGATTTCTGGGTGAAAAAACTTCTCATAGGTATTGAGTTGCACAAGGTTACGGATAGACCTCTTGACTGCCTGTACATCAGTTATAGTTTGAATATCACTATTGGACGTTTTCTTTCCAAAAAATAAATCCAAATCTCTATACTGTCTTGTACCTCTCGCAGTATTATTCGATTGTGCATCATACACTGCCATTATAGACTCCTAATTTATATTATTTATACCACTTGACTCGATCCACTACCAAGAGATGCAACTTGTACAGGTGCAATATTATTTGCAAGTGCAATTTTTCTCTCTGCAACAAATCTTTTTCGTAATCCACCATGTAAGTTTGGACTAGATTTAAATTTTCTGGGTATACTATTAATTTTTATATCATGTATCTCATTAATTAATTCTTCATCAGTAGGTTCTGTCTTTCCTCGTCCCTTTAAGTTTCTAACTGCCTCTTTGACTATAGTGTGACAACCACCAGCACCATACTGAACTGCTGTACTCCATATAGTATCTTGTAATCCGTTACTGTGCGTACCATCACATATGTCTATTCCTGTGCTTCCCTTTATCTTTCGAACTGCAACGTCATGATACTTTCTTTGTATGTAATCATGTTGTGCTTTTTGGAATCTGGTTGCAGTAGTTTCATTAGTTGCAAGTTCTACCCACTTGTTTCTAAAACTTGATGCACCTCTGGTTGCACCAACATTACCTCCTGATTGTTCAAGTGCTTTTGAAAAGTCAGAGAAACCATTAGAATCAGTTCCAAGAAATGTTAAGAACTTATTCATTGCACCAACCTTTGTCGCAATCTGATAAGAACCATAAGACCAACCACCTAAATCATCTTTGTATGATTTTGTATTGATTGCGGCTGGGTTTCCATTAGACTCAAACCTTGCAGACTGAGAACCTAGTTCTGGTCTAGTACAATCGCCTGGAGGTGATATGACTGCATCTGCATCTCCACCACCAGCAGGAGATGAACCACCCACTGCAACTCCACCCTCACTTCTACCAGATCTAGGTGCAAGATTTACAGGATTACCATCTGCATCTTCTCCCTGTGGGTCATCTTCACCAACACCCTCAACAAGTGATGACTTAGGTTCAGATGTAAGTATCTCTGGGAGAAGAACTTCGATTGGGTCTTCTTCTTCTGGTTCAGTTGGGTCTGTAACAGATGCAGAACCAGGCGATGTAATAGATGGGTCTGTTAAATGTGGAACGGCTGCACCAGCGGTAACTGAAACAAGATTAGAACTGGTTGCATTTAGATTATACGTTGTTGCATCAATGTCTACAGTCGTACCATTGATACCTACAGTCGCACCTCTTATGTTAGATGCAGTTGAACCATTGATAGTTGTGGTTGCAGAAGTTATAGCTGCGACTGTAGATGCATCAACATCAAAAGATGCAGTATCTATATTTACAGTTGTGGTAGTGAAGATATCAAATGCACCACCAACATCATCAGACCTCGTTACATGAAACTCTGTATCACCACCCTTAACAAAGTGTAATAAGTTCGCCTCATGATTATTAGTGACAATACCAGAATGATACCTATCTATCTTATCACCATATCTCTCATCCACTGCACCATGAATACTTCTGGTGTATTTGTCATTGAATGTTTCTAGTACCTCACCATTTATATCAAGTGCCTCAGTACCCTCAATCCTAGTTGTTCTATTTCTACCGATATCCTCTGTGACATCATCTTCTACTTCTATGTTCAGATTAGTACATTTGATGTTAAGTGTTCCGTCTATGGTTAAGTGCATATCGTTTTGTATGAACTCAAATAGACTTGACTTTGTTATTCTGTAATTGTTGTTTTGTACTTTGTCAGTTCTGTTACCGATTGCATCTACTTCTGTGAAAGTTCCAGAACTTGCATACTGGTGAAATCTTTGTCTGCCTGGCGTATCGTCATACTCAACCACATGACCAGACTCAGACTCGAATACATGGTTCTTAGGATAACTTGCATTATAAGTTGTTTCTGGTTCATCAAAAACAGTTCCATCAGCAGAACGTATACCCTCTAGTCTTTGGGCTCTCGTGTCACCCACGATAGTAGCTCTTACTTCAAAGTTCCTTGCGAGTCTAGTTGTGTCTGCCTCTCCAGCAGTTCTAGGATATACGGAAACATTATAATCTGATTTAGATGGGTCGGAACTTCTACGATTAGGGTCATTGAAACCTTTGTTTGGGTCACCTAATTCTTCTGGAACTCCAGGCAGTGTTCCTATGATTACAGGTTGTTGTTTGTCCTCTGCATCCATGAAGAAACCAATAACGTGTGTTCCCTCTATCATGAATGATGGTGTATTACCC